AGGGCATAAATGATAATTACAGAAGTGCCTTCAACTGGACCAATCGGAGAAGAGCCAATACCATTCATTGCAGCAGATGTAACTGGTTGCATAGGATGTGACCAAGGTAAATCTGAAGTAGGAAGTTGTGACTTATCGTGGGTGTGCAATCCAACTACTCGGACTTGACAACGACCAAGTTTTAGTGGATCATCTCTATTTTCTACGATACCATAGTAAAAATTCATTATTGTGCCCTGTTCATATTCATCATAGATGATTCTTTAATAATTTCTATATTACATTCATGTTTTTCTCTATCAACATAATGATTGATAGCTGCAATAATATAATTGCCAGAAAACATTTTATCAGTAGTATCACCATCTCTTTTAGATAATGGTTCAATTCTTTTAAGATCTAAATTGATTTTTTGTCCAACAGTATAATCACATCTACCTGGAACTGTAATACTAATCTTGTTGGCTTCTGCTAATTTCATTAATGAAATTCGTTCTTGATTGGTTTTTGCATTTGTAACATCACCAAAGCCATTAAAGTTTCCAAAATTTTTAGAATAATTAATAATCTTTGAATTAGATCTAAAGGTTGCTCTATCTGAGTTGATTGGAAATTCATTTAGATGTTTTTGTTTTTCAAAACGCTGAAACATATTATAGTTTTTAGCACTATAGGTTTTCTTTGTTATATCGTAAGATACTTGTCTAGATGACAACATTCCTGAACGAATACGATCCATGTAATCAAATGCAGTCGGAATACTAATATCAAGAATACGTCTATAATCTTTTTCTGTATTTCTCGCACTGCCACCAAGTGGACGATCATCTCTTGTATATTTGTCGTAAACAAAACTTTGATAAACGGTATTAGTATAAAGTGATTCTAAACTAATAAAATAAAAGCCATCACGATTTTCAAAGAAAACATAGTTTGGTGTTTTATTTGTATTAATTGAATTAAATACTAAGTACATAATATTTTGTATTGGAGTCCAATAATTAGAAATATATTTTGTACTATTAAGTGTATCTTCAATATAAACTTTTTTATCAGATTCAAGACCAAATGTTTTGTCTTGTATAAATGGCTTGATTAATTCTGATATTTTATTTGCAAATACACGACTAACTTTTTTATTTAAATCAACAATAGCTTCTGAAGAAATAAAATGTAATTGGTAAACAACAGACTTGTCTCCAGCCATCTCTCTATTACTCATTTTGTAAATATAATATTTACCTTTAATATTATATTGTTCAAGAGTAGGGGTACTAACTTCTAATTCAAGAAATTCTTCACCAATAAATGGAAACAAATTAACCAAATCAAGAGAGTCTTTTAAGATTAAACTGCCAGTGATAAATGGTGAAAATAAATCTTCAAAAATTTGTACATTTATTACCTGTGCACTGACATCTTGATAAAAACCTTTTGCAGTTATTATCCTAACCTTATCAATGCTAACATCACCAGCAAATCTTAATACTTTACTAGACTTCATTATAGTAAGTCTTTAAATTGTGTCAGTACAGTTGATATAAGCTGCGGAGAAATTATTTTAATTCTTCTTTTTGATTCATTAAGATCTCGTTCATACGCATCATTGGTAACTGATACTGCACCAGCAGCAGTGGAGTTAACAATAAATCCAGCAGCATTTACATAGTGACGAATTGAGTAACGTGCAGTAGCATGTGTATCTGCAATATGTTTTTCCAGTGCGTGTTCAGAAAGAGGAAAATCTGAAATATAATCATGTTTTTGATTTACCAACATAATGATCCAGTGATACTCTGGATTACCATATATCTTTTCTGCAATAATTTCTGGAGTTTCTCCATCAACAATATCGTACTCATCGAATAAAGTTATGTTTTCTAATACTTCTTTGCGAAAACGAACATTCCTAGTTATATCTGTTACAACTGTAGTCTTAGTTGTATTTGCATATTTAAAGTCGTATAAAAACTGTGGAAATTCTTTAAAGTACATTATAGACCATCCTCGATTTTGTCTTTAGTAAGTAGTGCCAATTCTCTAAAGTTTAATGTTACATTAATTTGCGTTGGCATACCATTATCAAAGGTAGTAAAGTTACCATTTGGAGTATAGTTAATATTCATATCTTGTAGTACACAACTTGTATGACGATGTAGATTTGGATTTTCTAATCCACCCTGATAATAAAAAATATCAAATTCACTTGGATATATGTAAACAAAGTTGTTATTGTCTTTAAATTCTGGATGCATATGATATTTAAATTCATATAAAATTCGTTTAACATTTAGTGCTTCATCTGCGCTTCTTGGAAAAAACTGGTAATCGAATTGAAATGTTCTAAAGTCAACACCTTTAAAAACTTGTTCTTTTTTAGGGTTTGCTGCTAATCCAGTTGCGGCAGACATCGCTGCACCACCTGTACCTTTAGATAAAGCTAAGTTTGTTACTGCAGCTTGAACAGGATCTCCGAGATCTTTAATTTTACCACCAGTGCCAACTGCTTTAACAAGTTCATCAATACCTGCTGATGCCATGGCCATAGCCAAAGTATCTTCTTCACTGTATTGCACACCATAACGAATTTGTAATTGATTGGGTATATGTAATGCAATAGCAGTTTTTAATCTTTTCTGAGAACGATTGGCAGAAGCAGCATAGTTAGCGGTTGCGCCAGCACCGACTGTTGCTAATGCTGCTACAGTACCACTAGCACCACCAGCACCCAGTGCACTACCTAACAATGCACCACCAGCATTAAGAGTAGCGTTAGCTGCAAATAACTGAGTTTTACTCATATCTTGTGCGATTAAATCACCACGATCTCTAGGTTGTATTTCTTTTACAAATTGGTCATCTCCAAGAATTTTTGATAATTTAGAATCTATGTTAACATTGATGTAAAATATAGCATAGTTTCCTCCGTAACGACCATCAGAAGCAAACAAATCATTTGGATACATATGACTTTGAGTTTTATATTCAGACTTAGTGTCATCTCGTTCAAATGGCGTGGATCCACCTCTTCTTGTATAAAGATTATTAGCTTTTGGTTTTGCGTTATCTGGAACAGCCATTTTAGTCCTTTTACCTAAATAGAGGTTAATCCTTCTTGTTTAATTATTTATGTTCCATAAAAGAAAGTACATCCCACTATTTCCAGAAAAATATACAGGGGATCCTTCAAACATTATTATGAGATCCAGTTGGGAGACAAGATTCGCCTCTTGGTGCGATAAGAATCCTAGTGTATTGAAGTGGAATTCAGAAGAAACAATTATACCCTACAAGTGTCCAACGGATAATCGCATTCATCGTTATTTTGTAGACTTTAAGATTTATGTGAATACAGGTAAAACTTATCTGGTCGAAGTTAAACCAAAAACGCAAACCTTACCACCTATTTATCCTGGAAAAAGAACTCAAAGATATTTGCAAGAGTCTCTGGCTTTTATGAAAAACCAAGCAAAGTGGGAAGCAGCAAGCGAGTTCGCCAAAGATCGAGGATGGGAGTTTAAGATTATAACCGAACACGAGTTGGGTCTATCACCTAAATAAGATTATGGCTAAAAATTCAACAATGCTAGATGTATTCGAACGAAACAAATATGACTTGGCGACCAGCGTCCGAAAGTCTAAGGGATGGTTCGAACAACAGGTCACTCTGCTGACTAAGCAACAACTCACTCCAGCAAAAGTATTAAATGGAAATGCCGATCATTTAGTGAATAAAATAATACCTGGACATCTATACATGTATGGTTACGATCCTAAGGGTAAAAAAGATCTTCCTTACTTTGATAGGTTTCCCCTAGTTTTTCCATTTAGTAAGACTCCAGATGGATTTATGGGATTGAATATGCATTACCTTCCATACCAGTTAAGGATTAGACTTCTGGATGCATTGTTAATGTTTAAATCTAACAGTCGTATGGATGAAACCACAAGACTAAAGTATTCATGGCAAGCTATCGATGGAGTATCTAAATTTGCACCTGCTCAGCCTTGTGTGAAACGATATTTAAGCGGTCATGTAAGAACACAATTTAGACAAATACCTTCTGATGATTGGGCAACTGCTATGTTACTTCCAGTTGAACGATTTATTGGAGCATCCAAACAAGAAATATGGTCGGATTCGATCAAAAAAATAAGAAGAGTTTAAAATGAGTCTAGACAAATTTATTGCTAATGTTAAATCTGGTGGTTTAGCCAGAAATAATAGATATACTGTATTTTTCACTCCTCCATCTAATAAAGATACTGAACAAATTTTTTTATATTGTGATCAAATTCAACTTCCAGGTTTAAACTTTTCTACTATTCAAAATAGAACATTTGGTGAGTTTAGAGAAGTGCCTTACGAAAAACTATTTGGAGACATTACTATGTCTTTTTATGTAGATACTGGTATGAAAGTTAAAGTTCTTTTTGATGAGTGGATGGCATATATTCAAGATCCTACTACAAGAACATTTAAATATTATAATGATTATACTTGCGATATGATGATTGAAGTTCAAGACTTAAATGATAACACAAAATATAAAGTAAACCTATTTGAATGTTATCCTAAAACTATGGGTGCTATTCAATTAGATTATGCTTCTAAAGATATTATGAAACTATCGATGACCATGCAATACAAATATTTTGAAACTTCTGGAATACAACAGTTACAAACTGCAGAAATAGTTACTACTGATAATATTCAAGATTTTATTAATGACTTCACTGGTTATGAAACAGGTGATGTTGGATACCGATTACCATTCGATGACTTTAACCCTAAGACTTTTTAAATAAAATATAATGAAAATTGATGAAACATTATCTGCCGAGTTCGGTATTCAACCAATGGGCAACACTGAAGTGATAACAAAGACTGGAGAAGTTATTAACGACTCTACAAATAAAATTCAAGATGATTTCGATATCACTCGAAACAATCTTCGTATTTTACTCCAGCAAGGGCAGGAAGCACTACAGAAGTCACTCGACGTGGCTATGCAGTCTGAGCATCCAAGAGCATTTGAAGTTGTTGGAAATCTAATGAAACAGTTGGCAGATATAAACCAACAATTATTAGATCTACATCAACAGAAGCAAAAACTAGACTCACCAAAAGAAAGGTCTGGAAAAGAAGTGACGACTAACAATGTTATCTTTACAGGTAGCACTGCTGAATTGAATAAGCTAATTAAAACTATGTCTAAAGGAGAATAATTATGGCATTACCAGTACAAAACACCCCAATATATACAACTGAAATTCCTTCTACAAAAGAAGTTATTAAGTTTCGTCCATTTTTAGTTAAAGAACAAAAATCTTTACTATTGGCACAACAAAGTGAAGATATTAATGTTATGGCGGATACACTTAAAGATGTTATTCGTCTTTGTGTTCAAAGTCAAATAGCTGTAGATAAATTAGCTATTTTTGATCTTGAGTACATCTTTAGTCAGATTCGTGCAAAATCTGTTGGTGAAAATGTAGAATTACTTTTTAGTTGTGATGTTTGTGTAGATGAAAAATCAAAGGTAAAAATCAACATAGATTTAACTAAATTAAAAGTTGAAACAGATCCTACACACGAACCAAAAATTCATTTGTTTAATGATGTTGGAATAGTGATGAAGTATCCATCTATCAATGTTCTTGATGCATTAGAAAAATATGGTGTTGATGCTGAGATTGATTTAGTGTTTGATATCGTATGTCAATGTATTGATTACATCTATGATAATAAAGAAGTTTATCATGCGCATGAACAAACTAAAGAAGAACTAACTACATTTGTTAATAATTTAACAACAGAACAGTTCGGTAAAATTGAATCTTTTTTTGAGACGATGCCAAAATTAAGACAAAAAGTTAATTATACTTGTCCCATGTGCTCCAGAGAACACAACAAAGTTTTAGAAGGACTTAACAGTTTTTTTTAATGAACCTTTGCCATGAAGATGCAGCTAACTTTTATAAAACGAATTTTGCGTTGATACATCATCACAAATATTCGTTACATGAGTTAGATGAGATGATACCGTATGAACGAGACATTTATGTTAGCTTACTATTAAGTCACTTAGAAGAAGAAAAACAAAGACTAAAGAATAACAAATGAAACAGCTACTCGAACAACAAGCATCGGTATATAAACCAGAGAACTCGGTTATTAATCCAGTAACCAAAGAAATATCTCAGGCAAAGGTTACTCCAAATTTAAACAGGGGTAATGATAAACTTGCTAAAAGTATTGTGGACAAAACTGGTGATGGGTTAAACAGTAATGTAATTAAACTATCCGATCACATAGTAAAACTAAACAAAACTATTCAGACTAGTATTAAAGCTAATGCTAGAATGTCTGAAAAGCAAGTTGGAGATGTCACTAGTAATGCAATGGGTAAGAGACAATTTAATACCTTACGTCCACGTGTAGAAGGTTTTAAAGAAAACGTCAAAGATTTTTTTAGTATGCGAGGTTTTTTAGATAAAACTGGAATTGCTAAACGTGGTAGTGGTGGTTTAGTTTCTGAGTATCTAGATCGTGGCGAAGCTAAAAAGAAATATGTCGACCAGCGAATGAAAACCAAAGGTACAACATTTGGTTCAAAAGAAACTTTCGAAAAACAATTTGATGAACAAAAAAGAATTGAATCTGATATCAATAAAAATGAGAAACAGATTAAAGACTTGCGTTCCAGTGGTGCAACTGATATCGGTTTAAAGCGTGGTGGATTTCTTAAGAAGAGAGAAGAATTGGCTACTCAATATGCTAAAGTAGCCCCTGATGCTAGACCAACTGAATCTAAATCAGAAGATACTGAAACAGGAAAGGTAATACCATTTAAGAAAGCTGCTGCGGAAGCTACCAGCAGTGAAGAAACCATGCTTGAACAAAACAAAATGGTTTCTGAACAAACTGTTTTACTCACTCAGATTGAAGAAAATACTAGAGGTTTAGCTGGTGTTGGTAAGCCTAAAGCTGCAGCAGCTGCACCAGCTTCAGCTGGTGGTGGTATGGGTCTTATGGATATGCTTGGTATGGGTGGTATTGGTGGAAAGGTATTGGGTGGTGTAAAAACAGCAGGCAGTTTCTTGGGCAAAGGTGCTCTTGGCGCTGCAAAATTTATTGGAAGAAATCCTTTATTAATGGCTGGTACTGCAGTAGCAGCAGGTGCTTATACAGGATATAAAGGATACCAAGATGCTGGAGATAAACAAAACAATGAAAATGTACAAACAGAGTTTGATCTTACCGCAGGAAAAATAACACAAGAAGAAGCTGACGCACGAAAATTACAAACTGGAGAAACTGCAACAGTAGGTAAAAGTAAATCTGTTGGTAAAGGTTCAGGTATGGCAATTGGTGGTGCAGCTGGTGCACTAAAAGGTGCAGCGGTGGGTGCTGCACTTGGTTCAGTTGTTCCTGTTGTAGGAACTGCCATTGGTGGTTTGCTTGGTGGTGCCATTGGTGGTATTGGTGGATCTTACCTTGGTGGTGCAGCTGGAGACTATGTTGGCGAAAAGACTGGAGAATTAATAAATTATGCACCTAAAGCATATAAGTCAGTAAAAGAAGGTGCTTCTAATTTATATGGTGGTGTATCAAACACAGCAAGTAAATTTTATGATGGTGCATCACGTATGGCAGGTGATGCAGGTGAAGGTTTATTACGAGCTAAAAATAAAGTCAGTGATACAGTTTTTAATGCTAAAGCAAGCGCATCAGATTATATTGACAGAAACACTGGTGGTTCTCTAACAAAAGTTGGTAATGTATTTGATCGTGCTGAAAATAGTGTGCGTGGAATGCTCGGTATGGGCGATAAAGTTGTTGATAATGGTGATGGTAGTAAGACAACTTTTAAATCTGATGGTACTAAAATAGAACAAGGTGGTTTTGGCACTAAAACATATGATAAAAGTGGTAAACTAATTTCTGAAAAGTCTCCATCATTCGTCGCTGGTGCTTCTACTGAAAAATTTGCTGATGGTTCTAAAATTGAGTCCGCTGATACAGGAGCACTTTCTATAAAGAAAGAAACAGCTGCTGGTGGTGGAACACAAACTACTTCTTCATATGACTTGGGTGTCAAGAAGTTCACAAAACGTGAAACATTAACAGCACGTCAGGTGTA